ATTCGTAGATGTATGGTATTGTCCTGAATGCGATGAAGATACTGAAGAAGTAGAAACTATTTACGGGATTAAAGTGATATTTGTGGGAGATTTGAACCAATTACCGCCATTGAAATCTGATTGTCCTATATACCCTATGGAACCCTACTGGATAAATTTAAAGAGAGTACATAGACAAAATAAATGTCTTCAACCTATAGTTAATGAAGTACTTAAAATGATGGAAAAGAATAAAATTTGGAAATTAAAAGAAAATAATAAATGTTTATTCCGAGTTGATGATTTTTCTAAGTATTTTAATAAACAAGGCAATGATAAGATATTGGCGTGGACTAATAAAGCAGTACAATACCATAATTTCAGTATAGCGGGGAAAAGTTTACCTGAACCAGGTGATATTATTTATTGTTCTAATTTTAATCAAAATTTAGTAGTTTATAATATTTTATATAATGTAAATGAAATAATAACACCATATACAAAAATAACAAATGAAACAAAATATAACCCATTACATACCATTAAAAAATATTTTAAAAATGTTATTTTTATAGAGACAAATATAGGTAACATAGCTACAGTATTTGGAAGTTATAACTATAAGATAGAAAAAGAAAAATTAGCTAATGCATTGATAGAAAAGAATAAAAAGAAGTTACCGTCTAAAGAAGAATACAAATTATTTAAAACTTTCGAAGATTGTGTAATGCACACTGACTTTCCGTATGCTATTACCATACATAAGTCTCAAGGACAAGAATGGGATAATGTCTTTATAGATAATAAAGACTTATCACAATGTAAGAATACACAGTTATTTTTAAAACTGTTGTATGTAGCTTTTTCTAGAGCTAGAGATAAAATTTATTTAAGGAGTTAATATGTGGCAATTAGTAATTCAAGTATGGGATAAAAATGAGCCTAAATTAATGAGATGTCTAACGTATAATTTTGAAACTAAAGGAGGAGCTGAAGTAGCTAAAAAAGAGTTCATTGTGGATAATAAAAATTTTCCATATCCATTTACAATTATAATAGTACCTTCTCAAAATTAAAATTTTTATAATTTTTATAAAAATTTTAATAAAATTTATTGACATTATTGAAAAATAATGTTATAATTATACTGTAATTAAAATAAAATAAAAGGAGTTACAAATGGCTAAAAAAGTTAGTGTAGAAAGAGTTCAAGAAACATTGGTAGAATTTAAGGGTAAAGCACTTAATCCAGAAGTAATTAAAATCATAGTTGAAAAATTGAATGAAGTTAATAGAGCTTCTAATAAAGTAATTGAAAAAGACGGTAAAAAACTTGCGTTCTGTAATTATTTTGGGGAGTATTTACCAATTGAAGAATTTGCAGTTAGATCAAACGGAAAAGTTCCAAGTATGTCAAAAGAAGGACAAAGACTTGCAAGAACCCAAAAATCACTTATTAACAAAGCCATTAATAGTTTAGTTGAAAAATTAAGAAAAGGTGAAATTAAACAAGATGAGTTCCAAAAACTAATGGATAAAATTGATGCTGCAAAAGCTGTTAAATTCAAAAAAGGTCAAGCTATTCCGGAAACTTATCCATTTAAGTATTAATAATGATTAATATAGAAGGCTTAACAGATTGGCCTCCTTTCTAGGCCTTTCGATTAAGCCTTCTTTGTCTACTTAGTAGTCGAAGTGGGTGAAATGATTAAAAATGAGAGAAAGGAGAGCAAATGGCTGACAAAATCAAAATTAAAACTCCGTGTTGTGGTAAGTTGTATTGGGTAAAAGGTATTAATGAAGAAGATGGATATGAAAACGATCTTTCGGGTAAATTTGAGAGATCTGCTACAATTCGCTATTCAAAAGACTCAGAGCAAGCTAAAGCTTTAATGGAACAACTCCAGAATTTCTGGGAAGAGTATAGGGCTGAGAATAAAATTAAACAAAAAGAACCTAAGACTTGGGGATGGAAGCCTGTACTTGACCAAGATGGTAATGAAACCGGTGAAATTGAGTTTAAGTTCAAAACTAATGCTAAGTTTCCTGATGGTAAAATTAATTGGGTTAGGATTTACAATGCAAAAGGTGAAGATGTAACTAATTTAATGAGAGAGAACGATATTAAAATAGGCAATGAGTCTATTGGTATTATTCACGGAGAAGCAGGAATTTATGAATATGCTAAACAATTTGGTATTAGTCTATATTTAAAAGGTATTCAAGTTGCAAAATTAGTTAAATATGACCCTAACGATGTAGAGCCTGAAGATTTAAGTGATGTGGGGGATTTTGAAACTCCAGATAATGTAGATGGTATGCCATCTCTAGATGAAGGTGAGGCACCAAACATTTAGTTTGGGCCTTATATATTTTTAGTTTTAAAATTAGTGCTTTAAAGCAATTAAAAAGGATACAAAATGCAATATGAATATATTGATGACATTTCAAAGTTACCTAAATTTAATCCCGAATTACCTACATTCTGTGACATTGAGACAGATGGACTTTACATTAATACTAGATTAATCCAGTATTATCAACCAGAAACAGATCCTAAAGTTTATATATTAGATGTTGATTATTTTGGTGAGCATCCATCTCAAGTTAATGATGATATAATTATGGAGCTTTTAGGTAAAAAGAATGAACTTAAAGTTAAAAGGGAAGATGTTGCTAAATTACATAAAGACCTGTGGATAGTTTGGTGGAATGGTGCATATGACCAAGGGACTTTAAGATTTGGTAGTAAGAAAGTAGATGACTTATGGTATATGGCCAAAATGGCTTTACCCCATTTAAAAGAGTTTACTTTAGACGTGGTGACAAATTACTTATTCCCCGAGAAAAATTTCTACAAAGGTCTTGATAAAAAGAAAATCCAGAGAGAAAAATTTAAGCCGGGGCCATTAACTGAAGAACAACTTAGATATTCTGCTATAGATGTTTATGTAATGAAATTTATATGGGATAAGTTATACCCAAAAATAAAAGATAAAATAGCTTATAAAGTAGATGCTTATAATTTACATTATACAGTAAGATGGCAACAGACCGGATTAAAAGTAAACCAAAATATAAGAACAGAATTGGAGTTGCAAGTTAGGGAAGAAATAGATGAAGTAACTAAACTATTACCTCCAGGATTAAATGTAAATAGTTATATTCAAGTAAGAAAATTATTAAACTCAGATAAATCTGATTATGATTATTTAGTTAGAAGAGCTTCAGAAGGATGTAAATGGAGCCCACTGATAATTAAAAAGAGGGAATTATTAAAAACCTTAAATTTTCTAGAAAATTATAATTTTGATAGGGTTTATTCGCATTATAATCCTTATGGTACTAAAACGGGTAGATGGAGTGCAAAAGGCGGAGATAGGGTAGATGGAGCAAACTTACAGCAATTACCGAGAAAGCTTAAAAAAGTATTCGGTTTTACCGAAGATGAACCTTTTGTGTTTGTCGGGGCCGATTTACCAACTGCAGAATTAAGGTTAGCGGCTGCTATTTATATAGATGAGGAAATGGTAAATGCTTTTAGAAATGGTATAGATTTACATAAATTAACTGCATCTAAGACTATGGGTAAATCCGTAGATGAAGTAACTAGTGACGAAAGGAAAAAAGCTAAAGCTGAAAACTTTGGGTTATTATATGGTATGGGAGCAGAAAAATTTATGAATTACGCTTTCACAAACTATGGTATTGAAATGACATTAGAAGAAGCTCAACAAAGGAGAGAAAATTGGTTGAATTTATATAAAGGTATAGCTAAAAAACATAAAGAAATGAAGCAAAAGTTATATAAAGATCCCCAATTATTAGTTTCTACTCCAATGGGTAGATATGTAAAGCCTGATACTATTACTGATGCTTTAAATATACCTATTCAGGGGGCTGTAGCTGAAATATCCAAACTATGGATACATTATATGTGGAAAAGAGTACAAGAAGATTTTGGTGAAGATATAATATTACCTATAGCTAATATGGTACATGATAGTATTACATTAGAAGTACCAGAAAAAGATGCTAAATATTGGGCAAAGATGATGGCGGAAGAACAACAAAGAGCTTGGAAAGAATATTGTAAATTACCCATGATAGTAGTTAAAGACATTGAGATGATAGCTGAAGTTGGTATAAGTAAATCTTATGGAGGTGCATCATGATAGATGGTCTTGGTATGGATAGTCTTGAATTAGTAGACATTGATTTAGATAATAGAGGTAATGTGTTACCTCCTAAACACGATAAAAAGATTATTATAGATGCTGATACTTTAGCTTACCAAGTATGTAGACAATTAGAGTTATCAAACCCCATATTATTTGAAAGTGAAGAAGAGATAGAGGAAATAAAACAGATGTATCCATTTGACGAAGAAGAAAATTGTTATTATACAATAAATTTAGAAGAAGCAGAGGAATATGCTATAGGTAAAATAAATATTATATTAGATAGAGTTGGGGGTAAACCCGAAAATGTGGAATTACATTTTACTGGTACTAGGGTATCCTTTAGATATAAATTATTAAGAGAAGCCTTTCCAGATAACCCAGAAAGACATTATAAAGCAAGAAGGGTTAATAGAAGAAAACCTGCGGGATTGGAAGCATTAAAACATAAACTATTAGAAAAATATAAAGGCGGTATTCATTACGAGTATGAGTCGGATGACGTAGTGGTAATGAGAAAAAGGTATTTAAAAGATAAAGCTATATTGGTTGCATTGGATAAAGACGTATGGGGAAATATTCCAGGTAAACATTGGAATTATTATGAAAATGCTATATATGGTAAAGAGATGCATTGGGTGGATATATCTAAAGATGTTGCTAATTTCAATCAGTATTTACAGGTATTAACTGGTGATAGAAGTGATAATGTGCCGGGATTACCCCGAGTTGGGGCTAAAACGGCTATGAAATATATAGAGGTTGGAATGACAGAAAAAGAACTATGGGATGGGGTAATTAAAGCATATAAAGATAAATGTGATTACGGTGACCCGGTTGAAATGGCAATATTGAATATGAGATTAGTGAATATGAGACAATTAGATGACAATTATAAAATTAGTTTATGGGAACCTGTATTTGATAAGAGGGGTGACCACAAATACATTAAAATATAAGGGGGGGGGAATGGATTACTTTAGATTAAATAAAATACCAGGGTTTTAAAGGTAGAGGATATACTAAAAGTTCCATGGCTAAAGTTAAAAATCTAGAAGATTAAAAATAAGTTAGTTAAAGAATCTAGAAATCAACAGAAGGAGGTAATTATGTCAGTCCAAGATACACTAAATCAAAGAAAAAGTATATACGGCAATTACAGTGATGTTTTAACTGCTAGATCACAAATAATGGGAATATTGGAAAATCATTATGAAAGGGTAAATGGTCATAAAATGCCTAAAGACATTAAAACAGGTTTTCACGATATAGTATTAAAATTAGTTAGAGCTGCTGGTAAGCCTGAATATAAAGATAGTTTTCACGATTTAGCGGGTTATGCTATGCTTATGGAGAAATACCCTATTCAAAAAAGTCTTATTAAGTAGAAGATGATAAAGGATATAAAATGAGACCTAGTGAAGCTATTAAATATATGAGAAAATTAGTTAGAAAAGCGGGTAAAATAGTTAAAACTAATAGTTGGCAAGGCGGTAAACCATTAGATGTTATGATTGAGGTATTAAATGTTACCGTTCCAATGGATATGGATGTTGATGAGGTAAAAGAATGTAAGCCGAATTTACCTTGGGCTGATATTCATTTTGAAGAAAGAGTTGGAGGAAAACCGCTTAATCCCCCGCCTTCACATAAAATGTGGGGAAACAGAAAATTAGACGATTGGTATACTTCTAATGAAGATAAATTTTCACACTCATATCCAGAGAGAATGTGGCCCAAATCTTTAATGCCAAAAGGTATTAGATTTAATACGGGGGATTTACAAACTTTAGTTGACTTACTTAACAAAGATAAAACTACTAGACAAGCCTTTTTATCTATATGGTTTCCTGAAGATTTAGAGGCAGCATTGCAAGGTGAGAGAGTACCTTGTACCATCGGTTATCATTTTATTATAAGGGATAATAAATTACATTGCTATTATTTTATAAGATCCTGTGATATCTTCAGACATTTACATAATGATATATATTTTGCTATTAAATTAAGTAAATGGATAATTGATAAATTAAAGTATAATGATATAGTTCCGGGTAAATTAACTTTTAGCTGTGTTAGTTTGCATTGTTTTAAAAAAGATTTGGAGGTAATAAAATGAATATAGTAGGATTAGAAACTAATATAGGGTCAATGCTTTGGCCTTTCTATGAAAAAGGTCACAATATCCTAGGTGCTACCGATAGTAGAGGTATAACTAAGGAAAAAGAATTTTTAGCTAATTTCGAAAAATCAAAATGGTATGATACTCCCGAAGAATTATATGAAGCTATATGTAATACAGATGTAGATATATTATTAGCTCAACCTAGTTGTTCTAAATTTAGTCCATTTTCCAGGAAAGATAAAAACAGTTATGGGGATTTTAACGATTTATGGGACAATATAAAAATGATAAACCCCAGAATATTTTTTGTGGAATCTAAATTAGGATTTATGGAAGAGATAAAATTTATAGAAGGTTATAGATATCAAATTGAATGGGTGCATAATTGGGGTTATGGTAATACCCAGAAAAATAGGAATAGATTATGGGTTATTGGAATAAGAAATGATATAGACTGGAAATTCATACCAAATGAAAAACCTCACAATAATACAGTAGAGACTGTTATAGGTGATTTACCTGATTATGATGTGCCAGAATTAGACCATATTCATATTTATAAACCCTTATATAAAAACTCCATAACTAAAGAGTATTTAACATTGGATGAATTGTTTGAGGAATTACAAATTAAAGGTAAACTGGAATATATAGCATCTGATGGTAAACTTAAATCTCGGATAGGGAGAAAAATATTAGATAGAATATATTGTCCTACAATATTAGGTAGTAATGGTATATATCATTACGAAAAAAAATACCCTTTAACGGTTCGGGAAAGAGCCAGATTAATGGGATTTCCCGATAATTTTAAATTTACTCATAAGTCTATAATTAATAAATATAAAGCTACAGGTAAATCAGTACCTCTAGAATTTGTTTATGAAATTGAAAATCAATTATCTAATGGCAATAATAATATCAAAAAATCAAAATTAATCCCTGTGCCGTTAAAATTAAATGAATTTTTATATAATTTATTCAATTATGCATATATGTATAATTGACTTTACTAAAAATTTTTGTTATAATTATTTTAATAAATTTTATTAATTGAAGGAGGTAAAAATGGAATTTTCAACCGCCAAAGATGCTCTGTTATATCTAATAACAGATAAAGGTTACTCAAAGTACAAATTAGCTAAAATGTTAGGTTTAAGTACCAGTTACCATATTAGTAATGTTTTAACTGGGTCTACCACTAGACCCCATAAAGTAATAAAAGGTCTAAAAGAAAAATTCAATATAACTATAATGGGATATAATTATGATAAGGAGTAACTTGGGTAACATTATCAAAAAAAATTAAAGGACTAAAATGGATAAACTTTATGAATTAACCAAAGAATGGCATAAAAGTAGAAAAATTACGATTAATGGTAATAGCCAAATGCAAACTATTAAATTAGGTGAAGAATATGGTGAATTGTGTGCCGCTATAGCTAAAGGGGATAAAAATAAATTAAGAGATAGCATAGGTGATATGTTAGTAGTTTTAACAGCTATAACAGAATTAGAGAAACTAGATTTAAAGGATTGTTGGCAAACAGCTTATGATGAGATTAAAGATAGAGAAGGGATATTGTTACCAAATGGTAACTTTTTAAAGAAAGCTGATTGGAAATGCTATAACTGTCATGGGTTTATCCCACAATTAAATAATTTCTGTAAAATTAAAAATAAATCAGTGGACTGTACTGATATTTGTGATAATTGGAAACCCGACATGAAAGACTAAGTAATGAAAGGTATAATAGTTAAAACTATTTTAGCTTGGAGTTTTATTACTAATCAATAGGTTGAAGTTAAAATGCTAAACTGTGATATGGAATACAGATTAAACCTAATGTAGATTTAGCTTGTGAAAATATTGATGGTAAATGTTATTGGTATTTTACAAAGGAGTTAAAATGATTAGACAATGTAAAGGTAAAGATATTAATAAAATACCTAAATCTAAATTATGTACTGAATGTAAATATTATACATCTATTAAATACGATGGACAATACGTTCAAATTCATAAATTGGGTAATAAAGTAAAATTCTTTACTTCTGGAGGTAAAGAATTTTATCTTAAAGATGTAGCAATTCAATTAGTTACTATGAATCCCAGTATTGATTTTATTTTAGAATGTGAATTTATAGGTGAAAGCAAAGGAAAATTAGGAGATAGAACTAAATGCGGAATTTTAACCACTTGGAGAACCGAATACGCTAAAGGTTATAGCCATAATATAGGTAATAATAGATTTAAAGTATTCGACATTATAATAGAAGGAATATCATTTGAAAGAAGATTAGATATTTTAAAAACTCTAAAATTACCAAAACAAATAGAATTAGTTGAATTTAAGTTAATGACATTGTCAGAAGCAAAAAGAAGGTGGTTAGGAGATATTACTAGCCATGGATATGAAGGTCTATATTTAAAAGACAGAAATCATTTATATATCCCGGGTAAAAGAGTAAATACTGCTATTAAATTAAAGAAAAGACCTACTATAGATTTGAAATGCGTTGATATTCTAGAAGGTGATGGAAAATATGCAGGTATGATAGGTAGTTTAGTTTTAATTGATAAAGAAGGTAGAGTAGTTAATGTTGGTAGTGGGCTACAGGACTGGGAGAGGCAATTACCAAAAAAATATTTTATAGGTAAAATAATTGAAATAGAATATGAGCAAATATTAGATACTTATATTCAACCTACTTATATTAGAATAAGGGAGGATAAAAATGAAACCGATTAAAAGATTTTTTACTTTAAATGAAATACATTCTTTAGTTTATGACGACAAAACTAAGGATTGCAGTTTTAAATATAATGGCGAGCTTATTAGGGGTAAACTAATTGCATTTCTAAAAGATAGAAAATTATTACTAATAGAAAGGGATAAGAATGAAAACTAAACAAAGGGTAAAATTAATTTATGTTAGCCCTTTGTGGTTAGTATCTAATGGTATTAGATATAGTCATTATAATCATCATCTGAGTGATAGTGAATTCATAGGATTAGATCCATGGGATTGGAACAAAGAAATAAAAATAACTAAGGAGGAATGGGTTAAACAATTAACACCTACAAAAGTTGAAATTGGCTCTAAAGATTTTGACCTAGTAAAAAGAATTGGTCTTAAAATGAAACACGAAAGTGTATTAGAGTTCACGCAATTAGTATTTGATGTAAAGTTGAGTACAAAGGCTTTATTAGAAGAAAGTAGACATAGAATAGCGATAAGTAAAACGGTAACTAGCAGTAGATACGCCCTAAAGAAAATAAACATAGAAATGGAGCCTACTGATGATGAAGATATAGACTATGACTTAGATGTCATTAGACGTATGATTAAAAGAAGATTAATACAAAATAAACCTTTAGATAAAGTATCCAAAATGCTCCCACAAGCTTTTATTTATTATATGCAGTGGCAATTTAATTTAAGAAGCCTATTACATTTCCTGAGACTTAGATTAACTAAAGAAGCCCACAGGGATATAAGATTAATAGCCAAAATGGTAGTAGATGAATTACCTGAAGAATACAGAGAGTTAGTTTTATTAGATGAACATATAAGGAGAAACTATGAAGAATAGAGACAAATATTTAATGGATAAAGCTATACTAGCTTCTAAACAAAGTTATTGTAAAAGAAATAAGGTAGGTGCTGCATTAACTATAGATGGTAGGACTTTAGTTGATGGTTACAATGGTACTCTGTCGGGTTTTGATAATAAATGTGAAGATGGAGATAGTACTAAAGATTGTGTAATGCACGCAGAACAAAATGTAATAGCCTTTGCCGCTAAGTATGGTATATCAACTAAAGATACTACTTTATACGTTACTGTATCTCCTTGTATTAATTGTGCTAAACTAATTATTCAGGCGGGGATTAAAGAAGTAGTATATTTAGAGGAGTATAGGGATTTATCTGGGTTAGAGTTATTAAGGGATGCTAAAATAATAGTAAGGAGATTAAAATGAAAAAAG